CAGCAGCGCATAGCCAATGAAGAGCAACGCATAGCCAACGAGACTCAGCGCATAGCCAACGAAGAACAGCGCATAGCAGCTGAACAGACACGCCAGCAGAATGAGCAGCAGCGCATAGCCAATGAGGAGGCGCGAGTGGCTGAATTCGCCAGGCTCAAGAGAGAGAGCGAACAGGCTACGGAAGACGCTAACGAGGCTGCTGTGCTCGCTACTACCGCCGCTGACCTTGCCACTGCCAAAGCGCAACTGGCTCAGGAAAAGGCTACCTACGCCCAGACGCAAGGCAGCTATGCCAAGGCGCAGGGTGATTACGCGAAGGCAGAAGGTGACGCTGTTAAAGCTCTCAATACTCAGATGACCGCAAATGAGCAGACCCGTCAGCAGAACGAGCAGGCTCGCCAGGCAGCCGAGCAGCAGCGTGTCACTGAGTTTGAGCAGCAGATGGAGGCACAGCAGTCCGCCTACGAGCAGGCGGAGGCAAACCGCGAGTCTGCCTTCGAGACCGCCGAGGAACGACGCGATGCAGAGGTGGATGAGAAGGTGGCAGACATAACGGACTTGCAAGACAACGTGGCATTCATCAACAAGAGCTTCGGCAAGTATGACGGTCAGCGTGAAATCATACTCGCACAGGCTATTGTCAACAAGTATGTGAATACCAACGGCGACGAGGTGTCGGCTAACGGCTACGGCATAAGCACACCGCTGGCACTGAATGCTGGCGATATACTGCTCATACCGAGCGCACAGGCTGTGCCAGCATCAGTGAGCGTAGTTGCGAGAATGGTGCAGCGCACATATCAGAAGATTATCAATTACGCCTACACCTACCGCACAGACTACCCAGAACTACCAGCAACGGCAACAGCCGACTACGACCTTACACTGGTATATACCGCAGTGTATGACGAGAGCGGCGAAACCCCTACCCTCACAGGATGGACTATGGGCGGCGAGACCTACACCACACTGCCTGCCACCCACGAGGTGAGCGAACAGTTCTATGAGCCGCTGGTGAAGCAGGCTGTGAGTACTATGCCGTCAACGGGTTACTATATCTACCTATGTCCGACAGCAATGACGGTGGTTGTGTCAGGACTGACAGCAACCGTCAGTGGAGGTGTGGCACTGGTTGTGAGCTGGAGTATCTTCAAGAATATTACCACCAACTTCGTGGGAGCTCCAGGACAGAGTGTGTTGGCACAGGCATTCGCCGTGCTGTTTGCCGCCATCGACGGACTAAGAGCCAATCTTGACAACCTGGGTGAGACTCGCGCCAAGTGCATAGACAGCGACGACCTGCCAAAGGTGTGCGGACAGCCACTGGTGGTAGAAGGTGAGGGCGCACCAGTGGAGGTGCCTCAGTTTGTAGGACAGAGATACCATGACACCACAGGTAAGAAGGTATATGAGGCATTCAGTGTGACTAACGCTGTTGCTGATTGGGTATTGTTGAACTAAAAACAAAGAAAGGATAAAGATATGGCTATCAGATCATATAACACCAAGGCTGACTACGAAGCAGCCGTGAAGCCCACCACCGAGAGTCAGGTATCACTAATAGAGTCAAGCCGTGAAGTAATAGTGGACGGCGTGAATGTTATCACTACCGAGCCCGTAGTGGGTGACGCTCTGTTCCTGGACGAGAGCAATAACAAAGTATTCGTGAAGGGTGGCGACTGGTTGCAGAAGGCTGTCATACCTTCAGCGTGGACCTTCGTAGGTGTCGTTTTCTCGCGTGAGGGAAGACGGGTGGGCATCATCGACAAAGATGGCGATGATGAGAAATATGCCGACGTGCTTCAGTTTGAGTTGACAGGACTCACTCTTGACGGTGCTGAACATTCTGCCACCATAGGACTGCGACTGTCCAACAACTACAACACCAACACCACCATCACCTTCACCTATGCCACCACGCTGCTGAGCGAGGTAGTGACAGCTCTCAATGCTGCCATCGACGCAAGGCAGGTAGAGATAGGATTCACTAACACGGTGTGGGCATACCTTATCAACGACAAGTATGAGAAGGTGGAGACTGACGAAGATGCAACGGCCATCATGGTACAGATAGACGCATGGAGTAACGAGAACCAGACGAGTAAGTCAAACTCTGGGTGTACGCTCACTTTTGTCACATGGCGTGATATGCCTGCGAGCTCAGTATATTTCCGCGTAAACAATCGTTCAACCGACACTCGCGGCATCATGAACATCGGCAGAGGAGAGAGTTACTTCACCACTGAGGGTAGAACACCGACAGCCGATGTAGTGCTGCCAGAGGGTAATGTTGCACCACTCAACAAGACATCGTTCGAGACATCACCGTATTGTGAGCAAGTACGCGCCAAGTATGCCACATATCGTGATTATCTGCTGGGCGAATATCTCGTCAAGATACCGCAGAAGTATGGCACCTTTGCTCTTCCGTCAGGAAAGGAACTCAGCGATAAGTACGCCTCTCTCCTTGCACCTACCAAGGCAGGCAATACCAAGGCTATGTTCCCATCATTCTATAGATGTTACAACATTGACTATAACGCTGAAGGGCTACGCAAGGGCGACTGGTATCTGCCAGGCTGCGAAGAGGGCTGCAAGTTTATGGCAAGCGAGACAATCAGCAAGATGTCGCCAACCATGAGCAAGATGGGTGGTACAGGTATAGGTAGCGGCGCGTACCGTTGGTTCGCTCAGAGGATTTCAGGCAACCGCGCGAGGTTTTTCAACCGCACCTACGGCATCTTGACCAACGGCAACGTCCAGAGCAGGAATCGCAGGGAGGCTGTCGCGCTTTTGATTATATAATAAACCGTCTCGCGGCTTCCATGCCGCGAGCGGGTAAAATAGAAGATGAATGAATAATTACAAAAAGCCTCGATCCAATAAGGCAAGAAAGGACAAAGATTCTATCCTTGCTGACACTAAGAACTTACTATATGTTCTTTATAGTTGTATTCAACGTATGCCTAAGATAGAGCGTATAGAGGGTGCTCCAATGGAGATGAAGCGTGCGGCAACAGGTATTGTGTCATCTTTTTCTATCGCCAAGGAATGTCCAGAGGTTAGATTGCAAGAAATTCATAAAATGATAGGATATTACGGCTCACTTCTTGCGTTATTCGATTTGTGTATAGCCTACGGGTTACTCACTGATAAAGACAAAATACAAATAGCCGTATTACTTGAGAGGATAGAAGAAGGCATTAAGAAGTGGCGTAACGCGTCACGCACGCTTAATCGTCAGGAGTATCACCAGGTCAATCATCTGCCAGATACACAAACAAGCGGCACCCAGCCGAAGGATGTGCAGATGTCAGTATAGACAAGAGGGTGGTGCCAGTATGAGTAAGGTAAAAGGGGATACGGCTATCATTTATAGCAGAAAAACCTAACAACGTGCAGCACACCAGTTGCAATGAGGGTATGTTATCCCGACGGCACGAACCGTTGGTTCGCTCAGAGGAATTCAGGCAACCGCGCGAGGAATTTCAACCGCAACAACGGCAACTTGAACAACAACAACGTCCAGAACAGGAATCGCAGGCAGGCTGTCGCGATTTTACCACTACTCAGTAATAAAATGATGAATGAGGAATTTTTCATAAAGTGGCTAATAGATGCCATGATAGACACAAGGAAAAATAAGCGATACGGACATGACTCTATAGAATTCGAGCGTCAATGGGTACCACTCTTGCGTCGCATGGCTCGCGCACTTACCAATAGAACATTCCGCGTAAACAATAACTATGCCTTTCTCACCTCTACACCTAAGTGGCGTGAAATTTTCGCTACATCCTTTGAGGGTCGCATGGCAGACCACATGCTGTGCGACTCTCTTTCCGAATACATAGAGAAAGAACTACACCCTCGTACTTTCAATAACAGGATAGGTAAGGGTTCACAGGCAGCCATAAACCAAGTAATAGAAGACATCGCTGAGGTAACAGAAGGCTATACCAGACCTGCCCGAATAATCAAATGGGACTTAAAAGGATTCTTTCCTAATGCCAACCTCAACGTAATGCACCGAATGTTCTGTGAGCTGATAGACCGCCACGCCGATGATATTATAGCCAATACGGGAGAAGCATATATGCCTAATTTCTTAAAATAGTTAGCAATGGTATCTATCTATTGTTATCCACAACAGCATTGCGAGTTACGCACACCCTGGTGTTTTTGGGGAGAGCATATTGACCCCGACAAATCCTTGTTCTCAAAATCACCAGGCATCGGCGCACCCATCGGACGTATGACATCGCAGATAGGTATGGGATTATATCTGAACAATGAAGTTGAGTGGCTCAATGAAGATTGCGGCATACGCTCCACATTGTTCATGGATGACTGCGTAATGGTGATACCTGAACACCTACACCATTACGCACTCTCTCTAATACCTCAGTTGCGTAATCGCCTATTGGCTAAAGGTGTGAGATTGAACGAAAAGAAATTTTATGACCAACCATATCAGTATGGGCTTGAATTCCTCGGTTCACACATCCGCCCGTGGAGTGTAATACTTAACGACGGCACATGGGAAAGATGCCTACAACGTATTAAGGAATACAACACTCTACCCAACAGGGAAAAATATTATCACCTCGACCGCTTCATTTCAACAGTAAACTCCTACACAGGGATGTTAAAGAATCGCACATCATTCCGTCGCATCTGTCAATTAAAAGAAACAATCAGTAAAGAGTGGTGGCAGTGGTTAGAATGGGATGCACGTCGCCAGTGCGTGAAAAGTAAACCTCAGTACACTTTTCGCGCGAGAATAAACGAAAAGTATCACCTAAAACTGAGAGCGATATGACATCATTTGAGATCCAAGAAGCAATCAATGCCCAGCAGACCATTATCCTTGACCGCGAGGGTAAGCTGACATCTACCGACTACATAGCGGCGAAGATAGCTGAAGGTAAGGCAACCAAGGAACAGTATGCAGAAAAGATAGCTGAGCGTCAAGCATGGCGCGACGACATTAACGCTGCTAACGACGAGATAGAACGTCTCAAGGCATTGGAGCCAGACCCTGAACCATAACCAGAGCCCGAAGAAGCAAAGTAAACCCCACACCCATTAACGCCCTTTGATATATGGCATACTCAACAGGCATATTAAAGAACCGCGTAACCATCCTTAACAGGACGGAGGCACAGGATGGCAAGTTTGGACTCGACAGCGCAGACATCGAGTTTGAGCCTGCCAAGACGGTGTGGGCGGGCGTGCAATGGGCAAAGGGCAAGGCGGCGATGAATGCTGGTGCGCTCGACGTGTACGGAGTGGTGATGGTGCGCATGCACTACAATAGCACCGTGAACGAGCGAAGCTGCATTCTCTATAAAGGCAAGACCTATCAAATCATCGGCGAGACATTCCATGCTGACCGTCAGGAGAACACCATTCAGTTTCATGCCCAACAGATAGTGAAGGACCAACAATAAAGAACTATGGCAATATTTTCTAAGATTTTTATGCAGAGGCGCGAGGCGACTCCTGGCGTGCCCTCGTCCACGGCTGAACAGCCTGCGAAGGTGGAGGGTGCTAATTACGAGGCGAATGTGCGCCGACCATACCACCCTAACGCTGCCCTAACCATCTCGGCAGTGTACCGCGCTATCGAGCTAAGGGCTAAGACGGTGGGGCAGTTCCAGATGCAATATCAGAAGCTGAACCGCGAGGGTGGTAACTATGTGCCTGACATGTGGGGCGATGGCAAGCGTCTGAACTATCTGCTACAGGTGCAGCCTAATCCTATTATGTCGGCTTCGCAACTGTTCCAGCAACTTACCGTCAGCAAATTGCAACTCGGCAACGGCTTTGTCTATATAGAGCGCGATGAGTTTGGCAAGCCTGCGGCTCTGTGGCTGGCATCATGTGGCGGATATAATCAGCAGGATAATACCTATAACCTGACTTATGCAGGCACAAGGGGGCTGATGAACATTCCTTCAGCACCTGCGCAGGATGTTATTCATATTGCCAACACCTTCCGCGACATCAACGGCTACATGGGTATTCCTACCTTGCGCTATGCACTCGAAACTCTGAGTCTGATTGCGACCCAGAAGGCGCAGAGTCTTGAGATGGCTGCCAAGGGCGGACGCATAAAGGGTATCATAAGCGAGAAGCAGCCTGCACAGGGACAAGGCACTCTCGCCTTCGGCTTGCTTAATCCTGAGCAGGTGCAGAAGACAGCACAAGAGATGCAAGACAGGTTCTATTCTGGGCATGACATCGTGGCGATGCACGGCATGGAATCTTTCACAAACCTGTCTATGAGCGCGGCTGACCAACAGATGGTGCAGATGCTCGAAATGTCACTCGACGACGTAGCACGTTTTTATGGAACCCCTCGTCCACTGCTCATGATGGATAGCAACTCGCACTATACTACACCAACCAACGCCACGCTGGAATACATGACGCGAACCATACAACCTGATGTGGAAGAGATAGAACAGGAATTCACTCGTAAGCTGCTTAATGTCTATGACTTTGGTGTGAGAAAGTTCCATATGTGCGAACTGCCGCTACTCCGTCTCGACAAGGAGGCACAGGCTAAGGTGGATAAGATGAACCTCGAAACTGGTGCTAAGACCGTCAACGAGATACGTGCTCAGTATGACATGCCAGCCGTAGATAACGGCGACGAGCCGATGGCAAGTGCCAACCTCATGACGCTCAAGGCACTCATAGCCAAGAGCGACGCGAGCACTCAGCTGAAGCCTGGAACGTACACCGTAGGCGAGGGTGAAAAAGGTGGATCAGAAGAGGACTAAAACCTTTATTACTAATCAAGCAAAAAAAACAGAAGCCTATGACACCCACACCAACGAGAGAGGAGTTCGACGCAATAGAGCGTGAGATAAGAGAACAGAAAAACCAGCGCGAACGCCATGTGCAACGCGCGGTAAACCCCAGACAATAAATGGATGGTATTGTAGATAAACTTTTAATCCTTGAGAATATGAAACAGAAACGATTTACACCAACCGACACCTGCGGACTACATATCCGTGAAGCAGAAGACGGACAACAGAGCCGCACTATCGAAGGCAAGCCCGTAGTGTTCGGCGTTCGCTCTGTCAACCTCACTCCGTGGTCAGATACCCGCGAGGTGTATGAGGTGCTTGAGCCAGGATGTATCACCAATGAGCTGCTGCAACGCTCTGACGTGGTGCTCAACCTCAACCACAGCAATAAGGTGCCTGACGTGCTCGGACGATGCAGAGACGGCAAAGGCACACTCTCACTGCAACTGGCAGGCGACCATATAGAATGCCGTTGCGAACTGCCTAACACCAACAATGCCAACGATGCACTGGAACTGATGAAGCGTGGCGACATCACGGGCATGTCATTCGCCTTCGAGGATGACTGGCAGGACAGCGAGAATGGCGTATCGTATGAGCGCACAGCCGAGACTCACGATGGCAAGGAGGTATGGCTGCGCCACGTGAAGCGCGTCACTGAATTGTATGATGTTGCTATCGTCACCCACCCAGCCTATGAGCAAACCAACGTGGCTACACGTGAGGCATCAGAGGCTATCGACAGGGCGATTGAAGAGCAGATCAAGCGCGAGGCTGGCAACACGACAACCGAGACTTCTGAACAGAAACAGGCACGCGAGCAGGCAGAGGCTAAGGCTAAAGCACGCGAGCGAGAGATAAGTCAGGCACAGCAGTGGTTGCGCAATCGCGAGATGGAATATCTCGACTCTATATAATTCACCATTTTATAAACCCTTAAAAATTTTTAAGCATTATGGCAAAAACTTATGCAGAGCTGATGGCTCGCGAGCGCGAGGTCAACAGCAGACTGGGTGAACTCAATGAGACTATCCAGTCACGTGAACTCACCGAAGAGGAGAAGAAGGAACAGCGTTCCCTCGACCTCGAATTCAAGAACCTTCAGCGCGAAATTACAGCAGCGCGAAACGAGGCTGACTTCAAGCAGCGTCAGGCTGCTCCTGTAGTAAACGTCAACGCAGAACTCCGCGAGTTCCTGCGCAGCGCACCAAAGGGCAAGGGATTCTCTATCCCAATGACCCGTGAGTCTATGAGCTACCAGGCACAGCAGGGTGGTTATGCAGGCACAGGCGACTACGTTCAGGGACTCACCGTCGTTGATCTCATCGACACCGAGCGCAAGGATGGCGACATTCTCACAATAGCAGGCGTGCCAATGATGACTGGCGTGCGTGGCAACAAGATACAGTGGGCATACGCTGGTGGCGTAGAGGCTGTATTCGCTAACGAGCTCGCAGCGACAACCGAGCGTGTCATCGACCTCGACAAGCAGGTGCCAGTACAGCAGCGTCTCACTGTTCGTGTGCGTATCTCTACCCAGGCACTCGAAAACACCGACTTCGACCTTCAGGGCTACATCGTGCGCCACGTTGCAAGCTCTATTCGCGACAAGATCAACTGGGCAGCCGCTTCTACAACTAAGGCTACCGAGGTGTTCTATGGTGGTTTCGCACAGAACGCAGAGAGCGGCACCTACGGCACCAATAACTACGTTCCTGGTAAGCAGGTAGGTACATACACTGCCTTCAGCAAGGAGATAGCAGCCGAGATGATTTCAAAGCTCGCAAGTCGTAACCTCAAGCTCGACAACGTAGTGTTTGTTATGGGTTCTGAGGACTTCTGGAATTTCAAGGTTACACCTATGGACGAAGGCTCAGGTATCATGCTCATCGGCAACGACAACCGCCTGCTCGGTATTCCTGTTATCGAGAACAACGCTATCAACCGCGCAACCCAGAAGGGCGCACTGTCTGGTCACAACATCGGACTCGGTAACTTCAAGTACCTGCCAACACTCCAGTGGGGCAACCTCAGACTCTCTGTCGATGCCAACAGTGCAGTTGCATCTAACACCGACGAGGTCATCACAACCGTAAATGCGGACTTCTCTATGACAGTCCTCAAGGATGGTGCAGACGCATTCGTTGTGTACAGTAAGACTAACTCTTAAAGACTCTCTCCGTAACTTTTCATAGTTCGTTTTCATGCCGCAGGTGCAGAGGTCACAGCCTGCATCCTGCGGCTTAATTATTAACCAACTGATAACCAATCACACTCTATGTCGTTACAAACGGACATAATTTTCGCAAAGGCTCTCAAGAGCAATACTGACCTGATGACAGAACTGCCAGCAGGAAATGTGTATAACACAGCCATAGCATTGCCTGATGAAGAAGCTGATAATGCACCAGTGCCTTATATCATCGTGTCTTTTAACGGCTTGGTCAACCAAGACTTCACAAAAGATAACCAATTTGAGGGTAGGACGGACGCAGTGACAATAGGCATCACGATAGCAGCTCGCACTCGTGCAGAACTGGCTGACCTTGCAATCAAAGCAAGACAGACGATAGTGAACTACCTGCAGGCACAGTGTCCTGGCGATGAAGACTATGAGCTGGTGCCTGCGATCATACAGTTGCAGGCTCAGGGCGTGCAGTATGATTCGCTCAAACCTTGCTACTGGCAGGAACTGACATACCAGTGTGGAACCGACCCAGACTAACAATAACTATGGCTAAGAATCAAAACGAAGAGAATGTGGCTACAGCAGAGGCAGCAGCACCAGAAGCAGAAGCAACAGCAACGGAGGCAGCAGCACTGCCACAGACCATCATCTTGAAATCACAGACGCAGGACGGACTATTCCAAGCATTCCTCAACCTCAAAAAAGAGCACAAAGATGGCACCACTATCGTGGGGGCAGTTGCTCACAACTACGAGACAGGCGAATACACCCTCCGCGTCGATATTGTCTAACAATCAAAAACACTAAAGACTATGATACTAAAAGGTCAAAACTTTCGCATCTTGTTTGAGAACGGCGACAGCAACCTTCAGTGTATAGGTATGGCGAACAACTGTTCAGTTACGCTCACTGGTAACGCCGAGAACAGTGAGCACAAGGACATCATGGGCGATTTTTCTTTGCCTGAGATAGTCAGCAAGAGCTGGCAGGTTCAGGTTGACTCACTTGACGTTACCGACACCGCTGCTATGCTCACTGCTATTAAGAGCGGTAAGAAGTTCCGCTTGCAATGGGATAAGACTTCCACAGGCGACAACCAGTCACCACAGGATGCTGACTACGCATACAACGGCGAGGCGTTCTTGACGGACGCAACATTCCAGTTTGACAATAGAACTAACAGCACAAAATCTCTGCAATTCAGCGGTACGGGTGCGCTCAGCCAGGGACTCTACACAGAGGACTTTGACAGCGTAACACCTGCTGGATTCACGAAGGGTCAGTTTGTTCGCCTCTTCCTGGGTAGCGACAACATCGCTGCGCCTTCAAAGCCTTTGGCGAGTGCCTTGACGTGTAGCCTCCATGTGAGCGTGAGCCTCGAATCGGCGACGACCAAGGATACAACTGGCGATTGGGAGGTTCAGGAGCCAACAGGCATCAGCTACGACATCTCTACATCTGCCATGATGGAGAATGACGAGACCATCACCTCTCAGGTGCAGGGTCAGACGATTGCCAACCTTGAAACAATCTACAATAACTCACAGCCTGTGAAGTTCAAGATTGCCAACACCAGCGGTGACAATAACCGTACTGCAGGCGCAACCATCGTGTCAGGTTCGGTAGTTATTACCAGCCTTGAGTTGCAAGGCCCAAACAGACAGATAGCACAGTATAATGCTACTCTGCAAGGCTACGGACCATATTTGGTTTCCGCATAACCCTTATCTCCTTTCACCGCCCTGCCTGTGCCTCGCGCGTCTTTTTGGGCAGGCAGGGCTTTTTTGTTACGTTTGTTGCTGTACTACAGCAACCCCTAACCCTAAAATAAACGAATTATGAAGACAGAGACCATTAAGATTGCAGGCAAGCAGGTATCTCTTGCCTATTGTTATGCTACAGAATTGGCATACAAAGATTACACCGACGAAGACATTACCGACTTCATCCCTGAAATCATCAACAGCACGGAGGCAGGGAAGATGCCTGACGCTAAAAAATCTATCTACTTGATTCTCGCTGCTATCATGGCAGCTGCACAAAGTAAGAATGAAGAGCCTGCCATAAGTGACAAGGAACTGATGTTTGAGGCAAGTTCTGAAGACATGGGCAATGCACTCGCAAGCATCATAATGCTGCGACTCAAATTCTACAACATCCCTCTCGGAGAGCCAAAGGACAAACCAAGCAAAGGAGGGAAGAAGGCAAAAAACTCATAACCGCCAACGAGATATACCAACTCCTCGTTGGCGAGATAGGAATCGACCACCGCACCTTTATGTATGACCTCACGTTCTGGCAGGTTCGTCGCATCGTCAGAGGCTATCGCAAGCGCAGCACACTCACCCACCAACTACTTGCCGAAATGGTATATGCCAGCATCCACACGATGCGAGACCCCAAAGGCAAGACCGTCAAGGATATGTTTCCTATGCTGTTCGAGGATGATGACGACGAAGAGCCAGCACCGCCACTCACTGAGGCAGAGCAACAGGAATTGCAGGAACTGATGAGAAATACCACAATATGATTTGAGTTGTTTTGTAAATAGTCAAAGACCAAGAAGGACACTCGTAGTGATACGGGTGTTCTTTGTCTTTATTTGGAATTAAAGACTTTTTCAAAATCTGCAAACACAGACTCAGGTAGCACTTTCGCATACCTCATAGTTTGCTGTATATTCTTATGACCGAGGGCCTTCGACACGTTGGTAATATCTGCTTTATGACTCAGCATATAGGTTGCAAAGGTATGCCTACCCAGATGCGAGTGTAACGGCTTCGCTATGCCTGCTGCCATACCCAATGCCTTCAGCAGTGTATTGTAGTCGCTGTTATTCATTTTTGGCAGCGCATTGCTATTGCGGCTCAGTATCTCCATACACGTGTCATCCAACATAACCACATACTCCACGCCCGTCTTCACTCTTGGCTGTATCAGCGTGAACCTACCTTTAACTTCTTGGCACATCCCAAAATCGAATATCTGTGTATCAGAGTATGACATACCAGTGTGCATTTGCCAGACAAACAAATCACGAGCATACGCCATAGGACTTCCAGGAACGGGGTGCAACGATTCAAAAGCCTTGATCTCTTCATCCGTCAGATACTCTATGCTCTCTTTATCACCCTTAGCGAAAACCCCCTGCAGGCGATCATACGGAGTCTTCTCTATTTTTCCCATGCGCTCAGCTCTGCGTAGTATAGCACGCAGGCACTTGTGATAGTTATTCACACACCCGTCACTGATATAATCTTCCGTCTTGCCAGCCTTCTTGCCGTTAGCCGTCATCGGTTTCTTGATACTATGCAACCAATCATTCCACTGGTATATCTTTTCAACCGTAACATCCTGCCAGAACGTGATACCACCCCACTCGCGCAACCGCCTGACCATCGTTACATAATGTGCGCGTGTGCCATTGCTTACATGTAGTTTTGGCACCTCTGCCTCTATCCAGTCCGCCACCTTCTCTGCATCAGCTTTCACCTCAATAGAGAGTCGTGACTTTATAGTGTCCAGGTCTATCGCCTTCTGATTCAGTATGCAGGCATCAATTTCAGCACCGACAATGTTAATCATATTCGCCAGCCTGCGGTTCAGCATCATAGCGTCGTTCCTATTCACCACGCTGCCTTCCAGCCATTCATCTTTCAGCACCTTAATGCCCGTGCTAATGTATGAAGACTTGCGCCTGTCAGTAATTCTTATCTCTATTGGCGCAGGCACACCAGCCTTCGCCGTCTTTTTCCTGTTGTATATGTATGAGGTAGTAATCATTGTTCTTTTATTTAGGTTATCGTTTATGTTTTACCACCTATTTCATGGCAGGTAAAACAAAAGTAAAACATTTAATGCTAAAAAACACCATTTTCCACCCTTTTCCGTTTTACCCCTCATTTTCATCATTCTCTCTTCTCCTTAGAAAAAACAAGGGGATTTCAGCATCTACGCCATCACCCCCTCATTCTTCATTGTGATTCGGCGGGGATTCAATCGGAATGGAGGGATTATTAGGATTGGTGGGGGTTGGTGGGGATTAGGGAGGTTGCGAGAGGTAAAACATAGGGGTATTATTTTATTATGTAACAGTTTGAAAATAGGGTGCTGCCGTTCAATCCTATATAACAATAGCATTGACGTGGCAGGGTGCCATATCTGCGTATTGTGGATGTCATATTCTTAGGGACATAGCCTACGTGGTGACCGTCAGGGGCAAGAACCTCGATGGCGTTATGGTCATAGGGATTGTCGGGGTCTGCTGCCAGGGTGCCTTTGAACTCGCCGAGGTAGTCGGTGATACGTTCACTATGTGACAACCCTGCGATGGAGAATTGTTCTACGTCTGTGTCATGGTGACCGCGAGGCCATACGCTGGTATGATAGCCTTTGTCTTTAATACAGAAGTATTTGAGTTCTTGGACTGGTGCATCAGAACCACCTCCGCCTAAGACGATTTTTGGGGTTGGCTTTTCATCTTCCAACTCAGGGAGTGGTCCTGTATAGGTATTGAGGCGTATGGCTTCGAGCGTAGCGGTGTCGCCAGAGGCTTCTGCACGACGTTGCAATTCATCATACTGCATCTGCAGGCGATAACTCCTTTTGTAATATCGTTGACGTTCTGCCAGCGTAGTGGTGTTCAAATCGAGCAAAGGTTTAGATGACTGACTGGAGTCTTTTGTCTGACTTCTTATTGCTGCGAAGACTATCACAGCAATGATAGCGATGGAAATAATAAGTAATAGTGTCATAGTTGTATATCTTAAAGTGATTCGGCGGCCATACCGTATTCGTGGGTGGTGGTTGACTTTAGCTCAGCGAGGGTGGTGCGGAGTTCGTCTTTAAGTTGGCGGACTGCGAGGAGCTCCTGGTGGAGTTCCTGACGGAGGTCATCAACGCGGCGAATCATCTGGGCGTGGAGTTCGAGGATATTGTCTGTGGCAGGACTGACGGGTATCGGTTCTGCTTTTTCTTGTTGTGCCAGCAGGGTACCAGTGCCGTTGACAATATACTGAAGATTGAAAGATACACCTGTGGCTTCACTCAGCTTGAGAATGAAATCTGCATTAGGGCGACCATCGAGTGCTGCACGAATATTGCGTGACACAGTGGTTTCAGACGTTCCCATAGTTACGGCAACATCTTTTTGCTCCATATTCTTATTAGTCTTGAGCCATCGGAGTGCTTCTTTAAGGCGAAGACCTGCGGGGTGATTATTTGCCATAATTTACCTTTATTTGTTAAGATACCTTAAAACTTTACACCAATTTACACGTATTTCATTATTTCTTTGTACATTTGCAAGCGAAAGAAAGAAAGAACGCAATCGGGCAAGAAAAAGCCGTCAGGCGTGTGGAACGTCTTAGCATAAGCGGAAACCGCCTACTTTGTGCGCACTTAGCGAGGGTGCTGCGGTGCAAAGATACGGCTTTTCTTCCTATTTGCAAAATAAAATTAAGATTTTAACACAAAAAACAAGAAAGTATGGTACAAGAGAAGGTGACACGAAAAGAGCTGAGCGAGATGCACATAGGACAGACTCGTATTTTCAACCTACCCGATGGTGGAAAGGTAAAATCTGCCATTTCTACATGCCAGCAGATGAAGAATGAGAAGGGAATGGAATACAAGGCTACACCTGACTGGACATCGGCAGCAATCAGCATCACCAGGTTAAAATAGGCAGCAGCCGAAACGGACTAAACGAACTAAACTACGGAGAGATGGCAGCAATAGATAGGGACACAAGATTGGCAATAGCGCAGGCAGTTCAGGCAGCTGTGCAAAGCGAGATAGCGAAGCAGGCGGAAGAATGGTTGACAGCGGCGGAACTCTGTAAGAAATACCAGATGTTTAATAAAGACTGGCTGAAGAGATACGGACACTCACTGCCAAGAACCTGCGCACTTGTGACGGATGAGAACGGCGAGACTCACAAGACCAGATGGGCATACGCGAGCCATGAGATTAGCAGGCTGATAGCGAGCAATGAGATAAAGCAGCTGAGGTGCCTGAGCGTAAGGATGTGAAGGCTCAGCCGAAATCGGCTGATGACAAACGGAACGAAGTTACTATAGTCATGAGATCATAAATCCTTTTTTTTTGCACAGCGGTGCAGTTTTTTTTTTAGATTATCAATGAATGAAGAAACCCGCTCCTTAGCTGCGAAGCACATAGGGGTGGTGACGGAGGGGAACCGAGCATCTTGATGCGGCAAGACGGGGTTCGAGTCCCTGACCCTCCACACTGAGAGAGAGAAAACAAAGGCTGTACGAGCAAGCAGGGTAAAGACAGTGCTCAGCTGGAGAGCGTAAGCGATAAGGAGGGCGGTGGCAGCCTTCATGAAACAGCGAAGTCACACCACAGGCGGACACATAGCTGAGGTGCAAAGAACAACCCGTAAGCAATCTGCAGGCGATGATCATCTGGGAGCCGAGACAGCAGGGGGACAATATAGTAATGCGGCTATCGTGCGCAGCCGAGAACGGACTGCGCGGTAAGGGTTCCAAGCCCCTGAGAACGCAGAGGACTATAGAAACAAACAAATAACGAGCAATGAGACTAAGATGGTACTTGCCTAAGTTCGGCAAAGTGTTGGGATATAAACCTAACAACCACAATACTAATGAGCGGATAGAGGAAAGGACGGACCTACTGGCGAAGCTGTTGGCACTCTACCCATTTACTGATACCGAGCAACTGGCAAGGGAGTTCATGCTGAATCATAAGTTCGTCAATCAACTGGCACACTTCTATGGTGTAATAAAAACTAAGGATGTGAGAAGCCAGATAGCGAAGCAGAACGGCGACAACCCACGCAGCAGGGCGGCATACTGGCTGAGATTAAACCATAGACCAAAACCAATTAATAATAACAACAACAATGGCAAAGATTAGAACACAAGAACTAACGGACACAGAGAGAGACAGAATAGTGAAGGCTCTAAATGCCTTCGCTGAGAGTGCAGCACAGAACGGACACCCTACGGTGCAACATAACTGTGAGGCACTGGCAGAGAGAATAGACGGCAGCATGGTAATGCTATATACAATTAACTAAATAATAAGGAATATGAGTAAATTTGATTTTTTCTGCCACATCGTGATAATGATACTGGCAGTGGGTAGCGCAATCGGATGTATTGGCGCATTCTTTTATAACTGGACTTGGCACAACCTGTTCTTAGGTGGCCTGGTAGGTGTATTCGCACTCTTCTACGCAAGTGAGGTAGTAGATATGGCAAGGCAAGCAAATAACTTCAACGAGAAAGGAGGCAATAAATGATAATACAAGGTAGAGTGACTGAGATACTTGAGCAACGAACAGGAACGAGATCTGACGGAACTGAATGGAAAGAGCAGTCATTCGTCGTGGAATTCTTCGAGCACGATACGGACCTATCACCTCAGAGCGTATTACTGAGAACATACGACACCAAAGTGGCTGACAACTTGCTGAAGGAAATGATAGTGAAGTGTACCATCAGTCACAAGGTGGACCACTGGCGCAGTAAGGAGGGTGACAAAGAGGGATGGTCACCACGCACAAGGCTGCATAGCATCACGTGCGTATCAATGCCAGGCAAGCGCAGCTCATTCATGCCAGAGGCTAATGCCTCGGCAACTGTGGCAGCACCTCAACCACAGGCGCAAGCAGCACCAGCGGAAGAGCCAGACAACCTGCCATTCTAAGAGACGTTTTTCGTAACTCATAATATTCATACCTATGTACATAATGCGATGGAGATAGCCGTGAGGTTGGTGCTCCATCTTTTTTAACAATCACAAAGAACTATGAGCGAAACAAACAAGCTGCCTGAGTTGCAGAGCTCAGAAGAGTTGAGAGCGGAAGAGGTGAAGCAGTTCCTGCTCGACCCGCGCGAAGACTACCCAGAGCCATACTACATGCTGGAATACAACGGTGTACCATTCTCCACTATCGGAGGCATTCAGGCCATAAGCGGCCAGAAAAAAAATGGCAAGACCTTTGTGTTGGCACAGCTGATGGCTGCCATACTGGGTGACGGATGCGAGCGAGTGGAGCACTTCCTGCCAGGCTTGCGAGTACCCGAGCGCACGATAGAGTACCTGGGACATAAGCCATCGGTGCTCTATGTGGACACCGAAATGGAGAAACTGAATTCAGCGAAGGTACTGAGGCGAGTGCACTGGCTATGCAACTGGGATATGAAGCAACCCAACGAACGCTTCCATGTGCTATGGCTGAAGAATATGCCACCAGATGATGCCGAAAAAGCGCACATAAAACGCTGGCGACTCGTCAAGCAGGCGATAGAACTGGTGAAGCCTGACGTGGTGTTCGTAGATGGCTTGCGTGATCTGCTGAGCTCCATCAACGACGAAGAGCAAGGCACCATGATACTCTCAGAGATGGGATATATGGCAGAGCAAAGGCACATCTGCATCTGGAACGCCCTACACCAGAACCCACGAGCTGACGAAGAGAGTAAGATGCGTGGATGGATAGGTACGGAGCTGGGCAACAAGGTATCGGACACACTGGTGAGCATCAAGAAGAAAGATGCCACAGGCGTTACCTTCACCGTCAAACAACAGGATGCACGAGGCAAAGACCTCGACGACTGGAAGTTTGAGGTGACTGAAGACGCTGGCAACCTTGGTGTGCCACGCATAACCACTTATGGAACCAACCTGCCAAGCAAATCAAAAGAGCAGGAGGGTGACAGTCAAGACGACATCATCGTATGGATCAACCAAGCCAAAGACCTCTACGAATGGCCTATGAGTCGCGGCGACATCAAGAAGAAAGTATTTGGTGAGATTGGTGGACAAAAGAACACCACCAAACAGCACATGGACCTCAACATAGCACTCAATATGGGCTGGCTCGTTGAGAGCACGATGAAGAAGAATGGAGCATACATGCTGGAGCTTTCAGAAGACCTCCCATTCTGACCCATACCAAAACCCCTCTATACCTAAAGGTATAGGTAAGAACCATTGGTATGGGTCTGTGCGCTTGCAACGAGTACCAAGTCCCTGCGCTGGCAAAGGGCGCGGGACAGGGTACAGGTTGCTTCACGCCCACACGCGACGCGCGCGAAATAGGCTTTTATAGGGAGGGATAAAAACCACTTAACAACTGAATAGACATGGAGAAGAAGATAAGCATCATCACGCGCAGAACGGGCTACGAGTTCAACGTAGGAAAGGACTCCTACTTCTACCGTGATGAGGACGAGCTGCTGAGAGGCGTGGTGCACCATCTGGCTATGGGCATCAAGGAGCCACAGACACAGGAGTACATGGCTGCCCTGATAGAGGCTGCCCTACTCTACCGCGCCGATAAGGGTGCCACCGTCAAGCGCATCTACGAAGCAAACAAGGAGACCGAGCATATGCGCAATCTGATTAAGAAGCAGAAGAAGAAAATCATCCAGCTTTACAACCATCTGTCATACTACAATAAGAAGTTCGCACGGAATATAGACATAGACGACGAGGAGGAATAAACATGATAGACGATTTCACCATTCAGCGCATTAAGGACGCTGCCAACATAGTGGACGTGATGGAAGAGCTGGGCTTCGAGCTCAAGAAGAAAGGAAACGCCTACGAGTGCCTGTGTCCGTTTCACGACGATAGGCACATCGGCTCGTTCAAGGTATCACCCACCAAGAACGTGGCGACGTGCTTCAGTTGCGGATGGTCAGGCGGTCCTATCGACTTCTTGATGGAGCACGAGCACCTGAGCTACCCCGACGCTCTGCGATGGCTGGGTAAAAAGTATGGCATAGAAGTCGAGGGCTCCGAGAACTTCACAGTGAAGCCCTCAGTGCCACGCCCGCAACTGCCACCCCTGCCTATGCTGGTGCTGCCTATGTCGATGGTAAAGGCGCGCCAGACATCACCCAGTGCCGCCCTCGTCAACTGGATGCTGACGGGCATAGCGTGGGACGACTGCCAACTCACCAGGCTATTCGACTATCTCCTGGACTACCATGTAGGCGAGAGTCGAGACGGTAGGACCATCTTCTGGCAGATAGATGAACAGCAACGAGTAAGGACGGGCAAGCTGATGCGATACAAACCAGACGGACACAGAGATAAGGAGAGCAACCCCACCTGGATACACTCGCTGCTATACCAAGACCAACGCACAGGCTATTCAGCTGACACATCGGAAATGAAACAAACGCTCTTCGGTATGCACCTACTCGACAAGTATAAGGTAGGCAGGCGTGTGCAAGACGTTTGCATCGTGGAGAGCGAGAAGACCGCCCTGCTCATGGCAACCGCGTACGGTAACCACGCTGGGCAGGTGTGGATGGCCTGCGGAGGCAAGAACAATATCAACCCAGAGAAGCTCAAGCCCATTATAGACCAGGGCAGACCTATACGCCTATACCCAGACCGCGACGCGATAGAGCAATGGCAACTGGCAGCTGAGAGGCTGAGGTATAAGAAGGTGGTGGTTGACACCTCACTCGTCACCCGATACTGGAAAGAACAAGACGGACCTAAAGCTGACTGCGGAGACGTGATCGTGCGAATAACCAACGACAGCAAGCACCTGCCCAAACCACTTTCACGACTGATAATGGAGAACCCGCGACTGCGAGTGCTCATTGACAAACTCAAACTACAACCCAAACAATAACCACACATGCAAGACAACGAACGCTTCCAAGTGCTGAATACCAAGGTATCGCCTGACGCTTGGCTACACATGAACGCTTTGGCGCAAAGGCTGGGCACTACGGTGTATGACCTCGTGCAGATGGTGTGCGATGTGTTCCTGCGATACAAGGATGACCGCCACAACCTCAGTCCAGAGATGGAGCGCATCATGCAAGTGTTCGACCACCTCAAATCTTGGCAAAAGGCCTTCAACCTTGCCGACGCTACGGTGCAAAGGGAGGTGGGTGAGGCAACGTACTTCTTGCAAGAACCCCAAGGCAAAAAGCATGGTGTAAGGGCGGTGCATGTGACGAAGCCATACTTTGGTGAGAGAACCCAGACGGTGAACGTGCAAGAGATATTTGACCGCACTATCCGCCTGATGTTCCCTGACAGGTATGACCGCCTCCACAAGATGAGGGTAGAGATGGATTGCAACTCCCTACTTGATATGCTCGACCAGTTACTCGAAGAGCACCAACGAGAGCAAGACAATGAAGAGCTCAGGCAGATGTTCAGCGACTGCGAGCGTCACGAGTGGGGTAGGAAGATAGCCTACGGCAATCGCACCAAAAGAGTGAAGCACCACAGTGTGGACGAGATGCAAGGACTATTCGACCAAGAACCATACGAGGGAGGCACTGAGGATGACCTTGGGTGCCTGTACCCAGGCAACGAAAATGAAAACTAATTGGACTAACAATGCTGAATGAACCATGAGCAAAAAGAAACTACCGTGGCGATGCAAGGACGAGCGACAAGCCAAAGACAAGAACCGCATCTATGCCAGCAAGCGGTGGCAAGAGCTCCGAGTGCTGAAGATACAGAGTGCCAAAGGACTGTGCGAGATGTGCATTGCTGAGGGCAAGGCGGCTGGAGTAACCGAAGGCTACCTCACACCTGCCCACATAGTGCACCACAAGCACCCAATAGAAGACAGCCACTCATTCCAAGAGATGGAGCATTGGGCGTACATGTGGGACAACCTGCTCTTGGTATGCCAGCGACACCACGCCGAAGCCCACCGCAATATCGGTAGCCAAACCAAAGAGGTGGTGAAGGAACGAGCCAAGCAACGGCAAGACCGCTGGATAGAGCAGATGAAGAATAAGTTTATTAACCCAAAAGACAAAGAACAATGACAGATGATAAGATAATGGATTTAGGACGCAAGCACGGCATGGCTATGCTTGCTGACATGAGAAAGAATGGTGCAACAGGTGGCGAGATGATAGCCATTGCGTCCTTCGCACTCAAAGGCATAATACTTGGTGTAAGCATCCAGTCAGGGCAATACCTCAAGACAATACGCAAGGCATTCAACCAATGTCTTGACGTATGGTTCGAAGAGGAGACAGCGGCAGAACTCTAAACCCCGCGCACCCGTTTTTCTTCTGGGTCTCCCCCGACTCCCAAATCCACTTGCCCTAATTAGTGATGAGAGAGGTTATTCCTAAAATGTTAGGGTAAATCCTTACGAGGTACATTCTATTCGGGCAAAGGTCACACCAAACAAGACTACGAGCCACTAATAACCGATTTTCCCACTTAAAAGACTTTTTATTTTTGCATGAACATTCAGAAGATACAACTGCCACCAGCCAAGCCTGATTGCTGTGCTGAGTGCCCACTATTGGGTATCGTGCCCAAAAATGTGGAGAGACCAAAGTACAGCAAAGAGACTCACCTGTGTATAGGCACCGCACCACCCGAAGCACTGAGTGAACGTGCTACACGTAAGCGAGCCAGCGAGTGCGACCAGAAGCATCCACTGCGCCGACCATGTGACCTATATTGGGATATGTGGATGGGCTTGCCCCGACGCATTATGACAGTCAATCGTGCACTATACCGTGATAGCCGCATTCCATACATGGCTACCAAATACCCTGAGATAAAATTCCATAAAACATGAACCAACCATTAAAAGACCGTACACGACAGGCGGCAAAAAAATTTGCTGATAACAAAGCACCCAAACGAGCCGACACGCAATTCGTCAAGGGTGCTGAGTGGATGTATGACCTACTCACTGAGGCTAAGACGCGCGAGGTGTATGAACTACAACTACGTGCAGATGTTCGCAACCGCGAAGGGGTTGAACTAATAGACTCATGGAAAGAGTCGCTTATCACAGAACTTGCTGATATGCTCGCAGAGCGTGATGCTATGATGGCAGAGATACGCGAGGAGGGCAGGCTAATACAGAAGTGGGACAAGAACAACAACCCCTACAAGGAGAGCAATCCGCTATACGTTCATGTGAAAGCCAAAGAGCAGAGCATCAGCGTATGGCGTGATAAGTTAGGACTGAGTAACACCGTCAACCCACAGCGTATCAAGGAGAGTGCGAAGAAGAATGAAACAAAGGATGAGCCAATAAACGAATTTATTGAAGGCATACAAGGATAAAAACAAAACACTATGCAAGACCTCGAAGAACTGAAGAAAGCAAAGGAACGATGTCTGGACGACATCACCAAGGCTTTGCCCTCATACGTCAATACCCTCACGAACATAGACCCGCGACTGCTGGCGTATGTGGAAGATGCCATCAGCAACAATGGCAGCCATGCCAACCTCTTTGAGCTGTTAGGCATCCGCAAGGAACTGCGACGCATGGCATCATACCAGGTAAACCCCTCAAAGGTACACACTGCCATCCGTGCAATAGAAGGTATATGGGAGAACGGACGACACAAGAAGGGCGGCTTAAAGTTTGATTCACCTCGCGGCAACCGCCACGTCCGACTCATGCCTTATCAGGTGTGGTGCCTCATGGGAATATATGGCTACCTCACAGATGTTGACATGGAACGCCGATATGTAGAAGGTGACGAGCTGCTACCTTCTGAATGGGTGAAGGATGGTGAGGTATGGGACACACGACGGCTCACCTCAGAGATACACCTGTTTCAAACCCGTAAGAGTGGAAAGACAGAGTTTGGCGGTGCAATAGATTTTATTGAGGTCTGCTTCCTTGGTCCTGCCAATGGTCAGGCACTTATATGTACCAACAGCGCAGAGCAGTCACAGATAGCATATAAAGCCATCAAGGACTTTGCCATGCAAATTGATCCTACGTGCATCAATCGTCTGGGCGGTAAGTATTTTCGCATGACTGCCAAAGGCATGAACTGGCAACCAGGTCACCGCATGAAGGGAGAGATAAAGACGATGGCAGCAGGCAAGACTCCGAAGGATGGACTATATGCCAGCGTCGTACATGCTGACGAGCACGGACAGGCAAGCTACATCAACGGACGTTCCGATATGCAAGCAGCCGTTGAAACGTGTTGGGGTTCTACAGGTCCACGTCGTGAAAAGCTGCTGATGCACACCACCACAGCGGGCAACCTTAACGAAGGACCATACAAGAGTAAACTTGAAAGTGTAGAAGAGTCATTGTTGAGGGAATTAGACATACCTCTCGACTTCCAACCTCACCGCACAGAAGATGATAATTGGTTTGCCTTCATCCTACAACTCGACAAATGGGAGATAACCGACGACCTTGACAAACTCGATAATCCTGAGCTGTTCAAGAAGGTAAACCGAAGCATCGGTATCACGGTGCAACCGACCTACTACCGCGAACGCCTACACGAAGCCCGACAGAGTGAGGACACCAAAAAGGAGGTGCTCACTAAGGACTTCAATATGTGGCAGACCGCACGCATCACCAAGTGGATAACGGGGGACCGCATCCGACCAATGCAAGTGCCTAAGACCATAGACGACTGCGTATATCAGGACGGTTGGAAGGTGTTTGTTGGCATGGATTATAGTCACGGCGACGACCTCTATGCCCTCACCTATCTGGCGGTGAACTATCAACATCGTGGGCCGTCGATGTCGCACCTTATGTTTGCTGATATGGAGGCGTGGGTGCTGGAGAGTACGATGAACGACTCACCAAACCGTCCGCTGTATGAGCAATGGGTAAAAGACGGGTGGCTGCACGTATGCCCTGGCGAGGTGTTCGACCCTACCCTCGCCATCAACGCAATGGCATCGCACCTCTTCGCGCCAGACGAAGACGGCAACCCCGACGAGCAGCGCATGCGACTCGACATCCATTCATTCGGCTATGACCCAGCCCAGAGCGTAACGAGTATCAACGCCCTCAAGGCGTGGCTACAGAGCATCTTCACTCGCAGGGGCATGGCTTCCGCTGACATCGCAAATGCCCTCAAAGCAATGGTGGTGCCAGTACCGCAGAGCGCAATGGTGTTCAACCCCATAATCGGACACCTTGAGGAAATCATCCTTGCCCCTGAACCTTGGATTGATTTCTCCATGAACCCCATGTGGCCGTGGCAGTTCAACAACGTAGCTATCGAGATAGGTCGCAGTGACCTCCGCCGCTTCGTGAAGGGAGGACCGCCCGCCAGCCACAAGCACGACAACATCAGTGCCCTCGGCGATGCAATGTACCTGTTCGACCTCGCAGAAGGCCGCATAGAACAATAAACCGCTCCCCTGCCTCACCATCACTCATTTTATAATTAAAAAACGGCGGAAAGGACCGTCGTGTGATGTATTTATTAGTTGTATCGAATTTCACAGAGGCAGGGGAAGGTTTAATAAGTAAAAAGTAAAAAGTAAACGAACTATGGATACAGGAATAAAAACCTACGTGCATCTGGGTTATCTGATAACCCGACACTATCACTATGTGGATGCACACCAGCACTACGACTACATAACCAACGTGGAAGGGTATGACGTGACATTCTCGTCACTCGCCAAGGCCAAGAAGTATATCAGCGACGCATTACATTGCAGAAACTAAGCAAGCAAGTACGGAAGCTATGCTTCCAGACGCGGAAACTAAGCAACCGCACGTGGAAACTAAGCAACCATAAACCAATAAACTTAACGAACTATGAACAAAGGCTGCATATATTGGGATGAGAGCTCGCGCGGCGACACCAGGCACAAGCGGGGCAGGTGGGTAGGCGAGATTAAGATAAACGGCAGGCGAGTGCGTATGCGCTCTACCATACTGAGCAAGGTGGTGGAGTGGCTAAACCAGAATGCTGACGGATACACCACCGAAGAGCCAAAGGGACTATACAAGCGACCTAAGACTCACAAGGAGAAGGTGGACATCTCACGGCTCACGCCTATAGTGGGGATGCCCTATTACGCTGACGTGGAGGGGTACTACATAGCCAACAAGTTCGGCTACAAGGTTAGACCCTCCCTCGTAGGCAGAAAGAGTCGCAACTACCAGTTTGCGGTGTATATAGATAAGAAACAGCGTGTCATCTCAGCCAACCGCCTCATGTTTGCCGTTCTTCACGGCATCAGTCCATTCCAGATACCCGGCAATCTGGTGGTGGTGCGCACCGCTGAGGGCGAATACCACCTGCAGACCAAGAGCGAATGGGGACGTGAATTTGCTGACAGGGCATACATCACCAAGAAGGAGACCGTAGCGCAGCGACTCGACACCAAGATGCACGAAGCACAGATACTGCAACGCTTCTACCAGACGGGCGACCGCTCCGAGCTCGTTGCCTACACCCTGGGCAAGACCAACCAGTTGGCTACCTACCTGCGCTACCTCTACTCCTTTGGCAAGGAACGCAGCATGGACACTGCAATGGAGGCTGTGGACTGGTTCTGCCAGAGAATAGAAGACCGCAACATCGCCGTGACCGCCATCTATGGCTCATTAAAGCAACGCGCTCGCCTCATAGCCAGGCAGCACCGCCTACAGCGCGACATAGAGAAATATCGCTGCTTCACGTCAGGGGCAAGGAGGGATAATTAAAAGACAACCAAGACAACCAAGACAACAATAAAAAAAAATAAGGAACTATGAAGGTAGAAGATTTAGGGAAACTGAAAAAAGGTGTGCAACTCATGGACGATATTAACTCGCGCAAGGCGTTTGTTGAATACACCGAAAACGCCATGAAGGAAACTTCCCAAATTTGCGGCGGCACGTTATACACGGAAGGAGAAAACAAAATATGGGTACCATTATCCAAAGAAATCACGTTGAAAGCAATGGAAACTGCAATCGCAGAACATAAAGTTACCATCGCAAGGCTTGAAAAAGAATTTGAGGAACTATGAACACTATCTACAACTCAAACGTAGCCATCATCAACCCACCCTACGAAACGGGCAACAAGACGATGGCGAGGTGGCGCAAGGCATGGAAGCACTGCATCAAGATTGCGGGCATATACTTCTATGTGAGCAATGTCAGTCTGAAGCGACGCTCCAAGCGTGACAATCCTGGCGGGAACGTCAAGGAACACATAGTGGAAAACAAGCTGAAGCTCTACGAGCGACAGCAGCACCGATGCCCACTGTGCGGCGAGGAATTCCCCTACAAGGAAATGGAGTTGCACCACATACTGCCCTGGGCACGTTTTCCTGAACTCAAACAAAGCATACGCAACAGCATAATGCTCTGTCACTATTGCCACAAGGAGGTGCACATAAACCCATTTCGCAACATCCAGATGATGCAGCAGAAGGCACAGGAATTGGGATTTGACCTAAAGGAGAGATACGAATATGCGTAAAAAACGGGAACTATGAAGCAGTGTGTTGTAAAGATAGCAGTCAGCACCGCCGAGAACTACACCCATATTGACGATGTGGTATATTATCGCAGCGGCATGATGCCCGACTTTGTGGCGCGGTGGATGTGGTTCTTTGAATATCTGGCGGCAAGAGTCAAGGTGGCTAATCCACGCCGACGAGTGGAGTTATGGCACGGACCGACCGACATAATGCTTGGCGATGAGTGGCACGAACACCGACGGCAAGCAATGTTGAAGTCGCGCAACATCAAACTGAAGCAGTTGCAAAACATCACTCCCGATGGCGACCTGTTCGGTTTTGCCCAGGCAGACCATGAGCAACGCATCGGCGAAGTAAAGCAGCAGATAACACAGCTGGAGAGCGACGAATATCCTATCCCAGAATTCCCAGAATATATCAACAAAATAAAAGAGTACATCAAAAAACCAACAAGACGAACTATGACAGAGAAGAAAGAATGGAAGCGACCACAAGACGTGGTGACCTTCCGCACAAGTGACCCAAAGGAAATGCTCGGCAAGTATCTGTCGAAGCCAGTAATGAAAACATGGACTGAGGACTTCCGCGACGAAGATACGGGAGAGATTATCAGCATCGAGCGAAACGATGTCATCATGCAGGCAGGTGGCGAAATCACGCAAGACAAACTTCAGCAGTTAATGTTTGCTATACAGGCAGGTGACATCAAGGATGTAGAGGTGTGCGATGAGGACATACTGCCCATGAGTGTGCAAACGGCAAGCTATCTGATACCTTACAATCTGGAACTACAACGATGGGCGGGTATGGATGTACTCAAAGACCACTTCGTATGCTATGCTCACGACATTAACCAGGCTATCCGCATAGCAACGGAGTTCGGACAGATGTACCGCGCATTCGCTGGCGACATAAAGGTGAACCGCGTGGTGCGCATGGATACTGAGCTCGTGCCCGACGACCACCAGTGCATACCAGAGGATGACCGCACACCAGCCTACGAGCGCAAAGACTATTTCAAGGTCACCGTACGCTGCGAATACCTCGACGGCAATCTCAAGATGAAGCACTATGACCGCCACTTCATCGTGCACGCCAAGGACGTAGGCGAGGCAAAGGAACGCATTGCCCTGCTCATAGAGATAAGCAAAAAGAACGGCAAATGGGTGGAAGAAGAAGATAGCCGTACCACCATCCGCAAGGCTGTACCCTTCGAGGTGGATTGCATCGTGCCCAGAGAGTTTAGCGAGCTATATTCAGAAGACACTAAGGAGCGAGACAACAAAGACTATGAGTAAAATAGAATGGACTGAGAAGACGTGGAACCCTGTGACGGGTTGCACGAAAATGAGCGAGGCATGCCAGAACTGCTATGCCGAGGTAATGGCAAAGCGGCTGAGCGGTATGCCAGCATCGAAAGAGAAGTACAAAAATGGCTTCAAAGTGACGCTGCATCCTGAAGCACTCAGTGAGCCGTTGAAGTGGAAGAAACCAACGATGGTGTTCGTGGTGTCGATGGGCGACCTATTCCATAAGGATGTGCCGTTTACATACATCGACGAAGTAATGAAGGTCATAGAGGAATGTCCGCAACATACCTTCCAACTGCTCACTAAACGAGCAAAGCGCATGTTCGACTATTTCATTAACCATTATAAGAAGGCGATACCGCAAAATGTATGGCTTGGTGTGACGTGCGAGAATGGCAGCCACACAGACCGCATCGACTACCTCAGAATACTTGACGCAAAAGTGAGGTTCATCAGTTGTGAGCCGTTGCTGGGGGATATGTCAGATATAGCCCTTGAGGGCATCGACTGGGTGATAACAGGTGGTGAGAGTGGAGTGAATGCCCGTCGCACTCCTGCAGAGTGGTTCCGTGGACTGCGTGATGCTTGCCTCAGTCTGGGTGTGCCCTTCTTCTTCAAGCAGTGGGGCGCATGGAGTGAAGATGGTGTGAAGCATAGCAAGTACGTCAACGGTTCCCTGCTCGATGGACAGGAATGGAAAGAATACCCAAAACTATAAGAAAACAAAGACAATAAGACTATGGCAAAATCTTTTTGCGCTGGATGCGTACACTGGCAACGGATGGACGATGGCATGGGCTTCAGGTTCATGGCGTGCTTGAGACTCCATATCTTTGAGCTCGGCCTCAGAAAGAAAATGTGTAACGGCAAACTGAAACAAACTAAGGAGGACTAAAAATGAACGAAGACGACAAAAAAATATTGGTGACAGGTGGATGCCTAAGCCATGTGATAATGTGGGTATTGGGCTTCCTGCTCGCGGTGTGGCTGCTGGGTTCATGCACCACCACCAGGACGGTGACGGTTACGGAGAGGCACACCGACACGCTGAGGGTGACGCAGCACCAGAGGGATAGCATATACGTGCACGACTCCACCTACGTGAGCGAGCAACAGCGTGGCGACACCATATTGCTGACCACGACAAAATGGTTGACGAAGTACATCGAGCGACTGAGCCACGACACGATCTACCGCGCCAGGGTGGACTCTATACCAGCACCCTACCCCGTAGAGGTGGAAGTACCTGCGAAGCTCAGCTGGTGGCAGACGTTCAGGCTGCACCTCGCCAACATCCTGCTCTACCTTCTGGGCATCACCATCTTATTGACCGCAATAAGATGGTATCGTAACCATAGATAATTAACGACAACAAGGAAAACTTATGACAACAATTATTATTATATTGGCGACTGCCTGTATAGTGTTTCTCATTGCATTATTTTTGAAGTGCAAAGAAAACGAGCGGCTCAACCAACGCATGGAGGAAATTACTAACATGCAATGGAATGGTATCACAGAAAAAGCAAAGAGGGACCGACACAGATACATCTTCGTGAATATCGAGAACGCTGGCGACAACGGTACGCTGAACAGTTTAGCTGAGAACTACTACGATCATGGCTTCGACCTTGACCGCGAGAAGAGCACCGACCGCCTGCTGGTGTTCGTGAAGTTTGAAGAAGAAAAGGAATACGAAAAATAGCTGTTCTTAAAATCTTTTTTTCATAATTATTAAGTTGAACTTTTGAACTCCCCTCGCTGTGAAGCGCGGGGGTTTATTTTTTTTCATAACGATTTTGAGTTAATAATAATGTACACTCTCCCCACTGGCCTGCGAAGGTAGGTGGGGTTTTATCATTTTATTGACCTCAATAAGAAGACAACCAGGAACCTCCGAGCTCTGCTCGCCTGAGCACCTACGGAGCGCAAGAGCCAAGGACAACATAAATACTACTGAAAAACACAAAGAAAACCCCTACGCCCATTGCGCCATTTTTATAACAAACAGACAAGGACGCAATGGACATCACAATCGACACCATCATCAGTCTGTTGTCACTCCTGTTAGGAGGTGGCGCAGGCGCAGTATTCACATGGCGATGGCAACGCGCCAAAGCAAAGGCAGAGGCTAAGACCGCCGAAATAGACGCGACCAAAGAGATGCAGGACGTGTATCAGCAACTCATAGCCGATGTGAAACAAGACCGCTCAGAACAGCGGCAGTATATTACCGAGCTGAAGCAGGACCGCGACGACCTGCGCCAGGAACGCAACAAAATGCAGAAGCGGCTCACACAGCTCAGCGAGCAGATAGACACCCTACGCGCTACGCAAAGCCGACAAGGTAGGCAGATAGAGGCATTGCGCCCTTTTCTCTGCGCCGACACCAAGTGCAAAAAGCGTCAGCTCATAGCCATTGCTACTCCATCACCCAGCACCACCCAAGAAGAGGATGCAGAGGAGAATGAGTAATTCTTAAAAAAGGAGGAAATATGAAGGCAAGCAATACACTCATAAGTGCTATTAAGAAATTTGAGAGCTGCCAGCTCGCTGCCTATCAGGACAGTGTGGGCGTGTGGACAATAGGCTACGGACACACCAAGGGCGTGAAGAAGGGCGACAGGTGCAACCAGTATCAAGCCGAGCAATGGTTGAGAGAAGACCTTGCCCGATTTGAAGCCATCGCCGACAAGGTGAGAGGCATCAAGACTCAGGGACAATATGACGCGGTGGTGGACTTCATATATAACTGCGGTCCTGCCAACTTCAACACATCGACACTGAAGAAGTACATCGAGGGCGGACGGAAGACGTGGGAGGTTCAGGAGCAGTTCCTGAGATGGGTGAACGCTGGCGGCAAGAAGCTGGGCGGACTCGTTACTCGCAGAATATGGGAGGCAAACCGTTACAACGACTAATTCCAGAGTACAACATTAAAAACAAAAGAACTATGAAGAAAAAAGACATAATCACAATGGCAGTAGGGGCGATAGCCCTTGGAGCAGGTTTGGCAGCGTCACCATCAGGTGAGTGGGTAATAGAACAGACAGCACGACAGGCTAACAGCATAAGAACCGAGATGCAATCCAAGACCAACGCAGCACGCGCGGCAACGGCACAGCAGCAGGCACAGCAGCAGACCTCACAGAGGTACAGTGCGCCTCAGAGTGCGATGTATTTGCCCTATCGTGGCGGCTATGGAGCAGATGGAATATTCTCTCAGCCCGCGTGAATACGGCGAATATCTGGCACGCTCAGGCAAGAACAAGCGCAACCTGCGACACCACAAGAAGCTCGCACGATGCTTTGCATAGACAAGATATTTTTCATAATATTTTGTGTTTTATTAAGGTAGTAAATATTATTTAGGTTAGTAATTCCACAGCGGTGGTAAAGTAAACCCGTGATGCGATGTCACAGGTTTAGTGTATATGGCAAACAACATAGAAATAGACGGACTGGTGAAGGAGCAAAAGGCTCTTGAGGCACTGATGATGAGCAACCCCGACATGGAGAAGAAGGTGCAGGGGCTCATCCGCAAAGTGCTGATGACCGTGCGCCGTGCTGTGGCTCAGCAGGCAAAGGGCGCGATGAACAGCGACCCCCGTCAAGCATATAAGGCGGTGAAGACAGCCGTCTATCGTCAGATACTCGGTGGCTCAGTCAGCATTCTCAATAAACGCAGAGGCGGCACGCAGTTTTCGGACTATGAGCCACCACGAACACTACGAGCAGGACAAAGGGGAGGCAATAGGCGTGAGCGAACAGGTCGTTCTCAGAATCTATTACACTACGCTGGTCCTGACCGTGGCTTCATTCTCCGATTCCTGAATGCTGGCACAGCAGATCGTGGCGTAGAGTTCGCCTATAACGAGAGCCGAAAGGTGGATAGATGGAATAAGCACCCCAACACTGGCAATCGTGGAAGAATCCGTGCACGTAGCTTCTTTGCCACAAGCAGTCACCAGGCTATGCGCAAGGCATCAGAGGAACTCACCCACCTCATTGACCAACTCATCAAGCAAGAGACAAAGTAATAAAGATATACAGATATGGCAGACGTAATTACCAGACTGAAGTTGGAGTCAGGCGAATATGACTCAAAGATAAAGCGTGCCGTCACAGGACTGCAACGCATGGAAGATGAGTGTCGCAAGGTGGGCGGCACCCTCGCCATATTGGAGAAGGACCAGAAGCAGTATGTGGAGAGTCTGGGCAGGATGCAGACCGTCAGCACCTCAGTGCGCGGCAAGATAGGCGAGCTGAGCAATGCCTACGTGGAACTGCGCTCGCAATACAACCGACTCACCCAGGAAGAAAAGAAGGGTGACTTTGGCAAGGCTCTCTCTGCCTCACTTGACCAACTCAAGACTCGCATCGCCGACAGCAAGAAGGAACTCAACGACATCAATGCTGAGTTGGGGAATACCAAGCAGACAAGCGGTGCTACCAGTCAGGCACTCGAAGCACTCGCAGGCAAGTTTGGACTCAACGTGAGCACGCTCACCAAATTGGGCGGTGCACTTGCTGTGGCTGGTACCGCGCTCAAGGTGGCAAAGGATTCCTTCTTTCAGACTGAGAGCAACATCGACGAGTGGGGACGTACCGTGAAAGGAGCAGAAGGTGCCTATGACGTATTCCTTCAGACGCTTAACAACGGCAACTGGAGCAACTTCTTCCAAAATCTCTCCACAGCCGTGCAAGGTGCACGCGACCTATACAATGCCCTCGACAAACTCGGAAGCATCAAGGGCAATAACCAGGCAGCCATAGCCATAGTGCAACAGCAGATAGCACAACTGCGACTGCTCAAGCAGCAAGGCAAGAATGTGGATGAACAACTCAAGGAGGCAACACAACGACTGGCACAGTTGCAAGGTCAGGCTGTGAGTGCTGGTAAGGCAGCAGGCAAGATGACCATACAACAGACCATACGCAATGGGGTGAACTCAATGGGCGGTGCTGCTGTGAGCGACAAATCTATACAGGCAGCCGTTGGTGGCATACTTACCAAAGGACAGGCAGAATTTAACAAATATGCCCGCACGGTAAGCCAATTCGAGAACTGGTCAAAGGCACAGCGCACCGTCACCCGTTCCGACATGGACGGCAACCGATGGACGGAGAGGGTATTTGACATGAACCTGCTCAGCAAACCACAGCAGCGTAAGTATAAGTTGGCGAAAACCATTACAGACAGAGAGACCGAGATACAGAAAGGCATTGCCCTCTACGCCCAGTCAGTGCAAGAAGGCACAGCCAACGCACGTGAGGAATTCAAGGGCAACCGCTATGCACTACAAGGCGCAACTGGTGGTGGCTCAGGCAGAGGCGGCGGCAAGACCAACATCGTTGAGGAGGTATTTCCTGAAGGGTCGATGAAGGACTTGCAGAGGGATATGCAGGAGCTCAAGAAGGCGCAAGACCTCGTGACCTCACCTGACGAGTGGCAGAAGTATCAGCAACAGATAGACGCTGTGACTGAGAAGATGAACACCCTCAAGGGAGTGGTGAAGCAGGCACCCGAAATGACAACAGGCGCAAGCGGACTCAACCAGAAGGCTATCAGCACCTATCAGTCTATGCTTCAGGAGAGCATGAAGGACATGGAATATGGCTCTACCGATCTCACCCAGACACTCGCCAACAGCATAGACGCGACCACGCTCAGCAATCTGCTCACTACCACCATGCAGCAGGGCATAGATATGACCGCCATAAAACTGGCCGACGGCACAACAGCCTCCGACCTGTGGGAGTCAATATTGAGTGCAGAAAATATCGACGACAAGGTGTGGGAAGAGCTGGCTGCCAAGATTTCGGAAGAGTTAAAAAAGAAAGGGAAGAAAGGCATCAAGGTTGATACTCAGACGGGCGCGGTATCGTCAGCAGGTGAAGAGAAGAACGCTATGCAGCAACTAACAGCAATGAACACAATGGTCAATTCGCTGGGCAGTATAGCCGCTGGTGTGCAGAACCTTGGAATAAAAGTTCCAGAAGGACTATCTCGGAGTATTGCTGTGCTGCAAACCATTATGGGTATAGTGGGAGCTATACAGGCAATCTCCACTACCAAGTTCCTGTTCTCTACAGGTGGCATAGTGCACGCAGCTGGTGGTGTGACGGTGCCTGGCAACTCATTCAGCGGTGACAACATTCCAGCACTTCTCAACAGCGGCGAGGTTGTGCTTACGAGAGCGCAGGCTGGCGTGATAGCCGATGCCCTGGGCGAAGGCAACGGCAACCAGGGCGGAGGCACACCTATGCTGCCATACGTCAGTGGCGACAAGATTATACTTGGAGCTAATAATTTCCTCAAGGGCGCAGGCAAGGGTGAACTCGTAACGACATCATATCTAAGACAGAAAGGGCTCATATAAAATGGCATGGAACGTACACTGGCAGGGTAGCTTCACATCGAGAGGGGGCACTGCCTACACCGTTAAGATACACGAGCAAAACTACAGTGGCTCAGTTGTGACACTACAACTGAGCGACACGCCGTTTACTACTGGTGAGGGTGACGATGATGACGTGTTCACTCCTATGCGAGCACAGACGGGTAGGCTCAGCGTGATGGATAACGACGGCACACTGATGCAGCAGATCATACCAGAGACCAACACGGAGAAGTATGTGACAGTGGAGGCTGGCGGTGCTATCAAGTGGCAGGGCTTTATCAGTTGCGAAACATACAACCAGGAATGGGTGGAGAGTACCAACCCCACAGAGATAACATTCTCACTCAACGGAATACTTGAGAGCTTGAAGTATGTCAACCTGCAGAGTTCCGACTTCTCAAAGGAAAATAACCTTGCTAACCTCATATTCTATGTATTCAGTATGCTCAACGTGCCAAACCTCACCACGCTATTCATAGGTGGCGAAGAGGTCAACCCTGGCGCGTGGCTGGCATGGGTATTGAGGTGGCGTGTACTCTTCACACCGTTCACTCAGACCAACGCAGGAACATCCTACACCGACTACCAGGGTAATACAGGCTATGAGGTGATGGAGGCTATATGTACATTCTTTGGACTGACAGCGCGTGAAGACGGCACAGGTATATACCTGACAGCCGCCGAGTGTGCGCAAGGTAACAACCTCAGTCAGTATGCGTGGAACACTCTACAGAATTACACTGGCACAGGCAACACTCCTACAACCTACCCCACCCTCGACCTGAGACAGAACTTCACTTGGAAGGGCGACAATAACGACGTGAACTATCGCAACGGCTATCGTAACGTGGTGGCTACCCTGTCACTCAATACCGACAGACTCGATGTGATAGAGATACCTGACACGGAGGAGAACCTCGACCCCGTGCTGTCAACGGAAGCAACGGACTTCGACACCAAAGACCCTATTACTATATACATGCAGCCACACCAGCCACGCGGTGCTGAGTTCATGGAGACATACCGATTTGACAAGTATAGGTTTCAGACCGACCAACAATCAGGACTGCTGTTACCTCAGCGCGTGGACGGTTCATCATATTCTGAGGTGTCAGGCACTACGGTATTCAACCCCGATTGGAAGAACTTTATATTTGAACAACCATTTGCCACAGCTGGAACTGAGATGGCGACAGGTGCATTCCCTTGCCGTTGGTCAAATGATAACAAAAGCTACAAATCGGGAATGTTCATGCAGTTCATAATGCGTAACCCCTGGAGCGGATACACTCTATACATGTACCCACTCTACAGCATCAAGTCACGCATAGCCTTCACCTTCAACGAGGGATATTTCCGCCTACAGTTTAATATCTCAGGATTCAACACATATCACCTGGTCAGCAGCTCTAACTACACATTGTATTATAGGGATAAATTCACAGGCAATTTCCGACTGCTGACATATATCCGTCTGGGCAATTACTATTGGAACGGCTCAGCATGGACCACAACAAGAACCTACTGCATTCTAACAATAACCGACGGACAGCCACCGCAGAACTGGTCAGCCGAGATGGGAGTGGAAGAGCAGAGCGGTTATTACATCCCAATCACCAGCGAGATGACAGGCGTGATGCAGTTTGAAATCCTGAACATGGCAGTACGTGAGCAGTCAGAGAGCTACAACTACTACAGGCGTAACATCATAATGAGCGACTTTGTGTTCGAGAAGGCTCAGAACAATAACCCACTCGTGGCTGGCAGAACGTCAAACATCTACCGATTGGCTATCGACCAGAAATGCAACGAGGACAAAGACCTCACGCTGAGCTTTGGTACCATGAACAGCAACAGCAACAACCCCGTGTTCTTGCTCGATGCACAGGGCAACTTCATTGAGAGTAACAACTATCAGGGAGTGCAACAGCGACCAGAGATGAACCTTGTGGGTAGAATACGCTCATACTTCTTGCGCCACCGCCATTCGCTCGAAGCAATAGTTAATCATACTTTTCCACTGCCTGAGCATAGAGTAGCGCACAATGGCAAGACATACTCCGCCATCTGTGCAGAACGCAACTGGCGCGATGACCAGTCAAGAGTGGTGTGGATAGATGTCACTAACAGCGGAGTGAGCAGCCAGCAGCAGTCACTCGATGTAGAATTTGAGACAGACGACCCACAAGAGGTCAGCGGCATAGAAGAATCAGCAGAACCTATAATCAACGAACAACAGGAGGAATAACAATGCTACAAGGACGTAATCTTATAATAGCCGTTGACGGCTCTACCATAGCAGCAGCAAAGAGCTGCTCAGTGGACGTACAATCTGACACTATCAAGGTGAGCTCTCCCACAGACGGAGCCTGGGAACACATCATAGCAGGCAGAAAGAGTTGGCAGGTACAGACAAGCCACCTGATGCCGAATGCCATGCAGCGATACCCCGTTATAGAGGCAAGCACCATAGCATGGAACGAAGACGGGGACAAAGCACATGTGACAGCAGGGGGTAGGCAGTTTGCCATTATCTCCTTAAAGGGAATCACCGTCACGTGTCTGCGTATAGTCAACGGGCAATGGGAGAGGGTATGGAGCCAAGCCTACGACACGGAAGACGCTGATGAGCTCGCCGACCTCATTCACGACATCGACTACTACGGTGAGGGAAACGACGTGAGAGTGCTGACAGGCGTGGATGCCTTCACCATCAACAGTGCATTGCAAGCCAAGATAGCCAGCGCACTCAATATCCCAATAGAGAATATTCCGATAGCGAGCGGTCACGGCACCTTTACAGCTATAGGCAGCATGAAAGAAGGAACGCATGGCATCTGCTGCTATGCTCAGGGGCAAGTGGGTGCAGCACACTGCAAGGCATACTACGTAGACAACTCCATAATCAGCATAGCCAACCTGCTCAAGACCTACATTGGAAAGGTTGGCACTGAGGTAACGCTGCGCATGCAGGTGGATGGCTACGGCAACGACTACGTGACAGGACAAGCCATCGTGACAGCATTCAAAAGTCAAGGCTCAATAGGCAACCTGCTCACAGGAGCCTTCACGTTCAAAGGCAACGGTCCGCTTGTTTAGTTCGTCGCTGTGGCACAGCGACAAACAAAAAAAGAAAACCTCCGACCACAAATCGGGGGTTTTTTGTAATTCTAAAAAAAGCGATATGAAATACCTCACTTTCCCTCAGATCAAGGCTCAACTGAGACTCGATGACGAGCAAGCAGAGCTGGAACAAGACCTACTAACAACATACGGCGAGGCAGCAGAGCAGGCAGTGTTCAACACCCTCAACCGCACATATACCGATGTGTATGAGCAACACGGCGATATACCTTCAGCAATAGTGGTAGCTACCCTTCTGGTGGTAGAGGATGCCTACAACAATCGAGGCACTATCTCCACAATGAGTGTGCAGCACCTCCCCACCTTCGACCTGCTACTGAAACCATACATGAAGCTAACATCAAACGACAACGAATATGGCAACAGACATTGCAATCTTTAGAGTGAATTATAAGAGTGATTTTATCATCACCCTTGAGAGTGATGCAGGCTGGGCAACACCGTTCTGCATAAAGTTCTGGACTGACTCCCCTCAGCGAGCATTCTATGTGCAGTATGACGGTGAAACATACACGCACTGCGCACCAGTGGCAGGAGAGCCAACCAAACTGACGGTGCAAATGGACGACCACCACTTAGGAGTGGGCGACCTAAAGTACCAGATAGCCTACCACTTCACCGTGGCAGACTTCCCTAACGATACGGAAGATGAGGTACTGAACCAGGCTGCCGTCATAATCAACGAAGACGAACAGCAAGAGCAGGTGATGCTTGACCTTAACGGCGAGACAGCACCAGAAATCGCCTTCTCACTACCTGCATACGCTAACGAGGCACAGCGCATAGCCAATGAAGAGCAACGCATAGCCAACGAGACTCAGCGCATAGCCAACGAAGAACAGCGCATAGCAGCTGAACAGACACGCCAGCAGAATGAGCAGCAGCGCATAGCCAATGAAGAGCAACGCATAGCCAACGAGACTCAGCGCATAGCCAACGAAGAACAGCGCATAGCAGCTGAACAGACACGCCAGCAGAATGAGCAGCA